AACGGTCGGGACTGGGATCACGGTCCCGGTCCCGACCGTTTCGCATTACAAGGAGAAACAGATGGCACAGAGAAGCAACGACGGACCCGCCGAGGTTGTCGCACTCACCGGCTCGGATCAGCAGGCGGTCACCGGGTCATGCGTCCTGCTCGGTCTCGACGTCAACGACGACGATTCCGGGAACGTCCACGTTCATATTCACGCAGGTACCGACAACACCGGTCCGCTCGTTGCGTCGTCGACTCCGGCGAACGGCAAACACGAAATCTTCTGGTTCGGTCCGGGCGGCATCAAGTGTGACGGCGGTATCTACGTCGACGTCACCTCCGGGACACCTGAGGGTTCGATCTTCTACCGGTGAGGTGACCTATGGCATGGACGTACGGCGGTGATCCGTCAGCGAACGCGCGTGACGCGATCCGGTTCCTGATCGGCGACACCGACACCACCGACCAACTGCTCTCCGACGAGGAGATCGCGTGGGTGAACTCGGAGGCGTCCGGTACGTCGACCGGGACGACCGCGCTGTACGACGCCGCCTACCGATGCTGTCTCACGGTCGCGTCGAAACTCGCACGGGAGGCCGACAAGCAGATCGGCGACCTGTCGGTCTCGATGAGTCAGCGGGCGAAGGCGTACCGCGAGCAGGCCGCGTCACTCAAGGCGCTCTCCGGACGCGAGGGCGGAGTTCCGATCCCGTACGCCGGGGGCATCACGATCTCGGACAAGGAGATCGACGAGGAGAACTCGGACCTGTTCCGGTCGTGGTTCTCGTCCGGCCAGTTCGAGAACGTGCGCGACGGTGGGCGGTCGCAGACGATCCGTGGCGTCCAATACTTCGGTCCCGGGGCTGACTGACCATGCCCGCGTCGACGGCGTTCCTGACGGCGCTGAAACCACTCGCTGGTCGCGCGGTCAACATCAAGGTCAAGTCGTCGCTCAATAACTACGGCGAGCCGCAATACGCCGGGTCCGCGACCGAGTACGCCGCCTACATCGAGAAGGTGACGCGCTCAAACTCGGACCTCGAACGCGATGAGCAGGTGATCGAATACAAGGCGTACATCCCGTCGTCGACACTGTCGCTCGGCATGGACGACGAGATCGAGTTCCCGGACGGCTCGGTCCGACCGATCGTCGAGATCGACGAACGATGGGATGAACAAGGGAAACAGTTCGTCGTCGTAGCGGTAGGAGCGGGCTGATGGCGAAGCGTGGCGGCGTTGAGATCAGCGTTCTCGGGCTCCGCGAACTCGCTGAGGCTATGGAAGCGAACTCGCGGGAGATGACGGTCGCTGTCGGGCGAGCCTTGAACGATGCGGCTATGGCGATCGGTAACGCCTCGCAGGATCTCGTCCCGATCGACACCGGCGATCTGAAATCGTCCATGAACTATCAGCGGCGCGGACTCACGACCACGAGCCCGGAGATCGAGATCAGGTACGGCACGCCATACGCTCTGTACCAGCACGAGAAACTCGAACTGTCGCATCCGAGCCGGGCGCGGGGCGGCACCGGTCCGACGGCTCCCGGGACCGAGGGCGGCTCCCCGAAGTATTTGGAGTTCCCGTTCTTGGAGGAGACCTCCCAGTATCCGACGAAACTCGTCGAGCGCATCCGCCTCCACTTCAACGTCGTACGCGCGAGAGGAAACGGCTGATGGCAACCCTCGATGACGTCGGGACCTACCTCGCCGCGCAGGTCGGATCGCTGACCCTCGGCACGAACCTGTTCCTCGGTCGCCTCCCCGACAGCCCGGACACTTGCGTCGCCTTGTACGAGTACGGCGGTGAGACACCGGTGTCCGTCATGGGTGGAGACGCGATGCCACCGGTCGAGCAACCCCGGATTCAGGTCAACGTCCGCGCGCCCGGCTACTCGTCGGCAAACACCCTTGCGCTCTCCGTCTGGACCGCGCTCGAAGCGATCCTGAACGAGACGCTGACCTCGACCCGCTACCACCGGGTCGCCGCGATCCAGTCACCGTTCCCGCTCGAACGCGACTCCGCAGACCGCGTCATCTTCGCGCAGAACTATCGAGTCCAGAAGGCGACATGACGATCCCACCGGACCCGTACGCGGAGATTCGGTCAAAGCCCGAGTCGAAGCGCAAGACCCGTCACAAGGTTCGGTGCGCGAACTGCTCACGGCTCCTCGCCGAGATCGTCACCGCGCCGTGGCTCATCAAGTGCTCACGCTGTAAGGCGGACAACCAGTCCGACCTCGGCGACCGTTAGAGATTCCACGGACCCCAGCCGGAGTTCTCCCAGATCGCGAGCGCGGCTCGGAGGTTCGTCTCCGGGTCGAACAGTTCGTCGCAGTCGTCGAGCACGCCCTGAGTTTGGAGCCATCCGTCCGGCCAGTATTGGGACGGTCGGCACCAGAACCGGTTGATCTGGACGAGCCCGTTGGAGCCGCCCATCGGGTCGTCGGCGTTGTGCTGGTCGGGTCGACAGCGCGACTCGCGGTACACCGCGTAAGACAGTTTCGGGAGTTGCTCCTCCGGCCAGCCGATCTCGACCGCGAGCGGCATCCATTCATCACACCGCCAGTCCGGAGCGCTCGCCCGGTGGGGCGGCAACTCCGCCGCACGGACCGCAGGCTCAGGGGGCCGTGGCTGAGGATCGGGATGAGTCCACGGTATCGACTCGGGTGACGCCGGGACGGACCACACAGGGGCTTCTAGGGCCGTCTCCGAGGAAGCGAGGACCTCACGGTCGGAGGATGGTACGTCGTGCGGGGCGGAGACTTGGGTACTTGTGGGAGATACCTGAAAGGAGGCTCCAGCCCCGCACGACGAGAACAGGGTAGCGGCGGCAACAGCCGCGAGACACACGCGCATGGACTTCTATGTTACAGGACTGTAACTGTCAGACGTCGTCGGCCCAGTTCGCGGACGAGTTCCCATCGAGGTACTGCGCCGCTTGCCGGTAGGTGTCGCACTCCTCGATCAGTCGCTCGATCTCGCGCGCGGCTTCTTCGAGGAGCGTGGCGATCGAGTAGTCGACGCCGTGACGGTTCGTCCTGAGTCGTTCGAGGATCGTGGTCATAGTGACTCCCGCGGGAAGTGTAGTTCATCGGTATCCGTTCTGTCGTAGGTTACTGGAACGATCCGGGGAGAACTGTCCATGCTCCGGGAGGCCACGAGTCGTGAGGCCACCGGCGGAACGCGAGGTGGACCTGTCCGTCGGCGTACACCTCGATCAGCACCTCGCCGTCGGGGAGTCGAGCGTCGATCGACTGGGCGTCGATCTTCGTCGAGAACCCGGGGACCGGTGTCGGTTCGTCGAGTGTCGTGTCACCGGACATCATCGGCCTGCCTTCCCGCTCGCGTGGAGCGTGAGGGCGAGTGCGATGCCCGCGATGCTGACGGTTTGGAGTAGGTCGATCATCGTCCGTTCCTTCCTGTGAGTTTGTCGACGATGGCGGCGAGTAGAAGCGCGACTAGGAAGATCGCCGCAGGTGCGAGCACGAACTTCCAGTCGCCGCTTGTCATGCCGCCACCTTCGAGATGTTGATCGGGTCGAGCCGGACCAGCGAGTGCGGGCTCACCGTGTCGTGGTACTCCCAGCACCGGAGGTCGTCCGGGTAGAACGCGGCGGCGTGATCGTGGCTCTCGTCGAGCCGGTCAGCGTCGAGCGCCTCGATGTGGACCGCGAACACGACGACCTCGTCGTGACGGATCACGTTCGGGACGTCGACCGGACCGTCAGGAGTTTCGACGGTCATGATGCCGACGAACTCGCCGCCTCGCATCGCGAGGAACGCGGCGGCGTAGCCGGGCGTGTTCGCGAAGTAGGTGCCGCGGGTCAGTCCCTCCCGGGTGATCGTGTCGGCCCGGGTCGGCCATGTCGCGTGATACAGGACCTCGGTCATGTCAGTCATCCTCCTTCCGGAGCGCGTCGAGCGCTCGCTTCTTGTCGTGGATCGTGCGGACGGTGTCCGGGCGGAACGAGCGCATCCCGCCGTTCGGGATGGTGCCGTTCGAGGCGATCGGTCCCCAGCCGGTGAGGTCACCGTTCGGGCGGATCGCCTTCAGCCGGAACCTGCCGACGCCGGGGATGGTGAACTCGTCACCGACCTCGATGTGGCGTCCGTCGGGGAGGGTGGTCGCGACCTCCCAGTCGGCGAGCGGGGAGTCGCCTCCCCGCCTCCGGACCAGCGTCTCGCGGCTCACGACGCCACCTTCATCATCTCGGTCAACCGGAGGGCGATGTGATCGGCGATCTCGTCGTCGGTGACGGTGAAACCGCGAGAGTGCGCCCAGAGCCGACGCTCGGTCGCCATCTTGTTGATGAGGTCGTGGAGCGAGTGGTCGCGCCTGACTTTATCCATGTGGTTCTTCATGGGAACTCCCTTCTCGTTGATCTCTCCCACGAGCACTACTGTACCCGATCGCGAACACCATGTCAACCCCTACTCCGAAAGATTTCGGATAGGGCGGTGGGTGTTGGCGCTACAACGGGACGAACCCCCGCAGGCGTACCATCACCAGTCAGTAGTGCGCTCGTCGCCGCAGGTGTCCGCCGTGACCGTCAGTCGCTCACGACTCCTGCGCCTACCCATCGAGGAGACAGGACCGGATGAAGTTTAGAGTGACAGGCGGACCCGAGGGCGATCGAGGGATCGACGCAGGCGGTCGCCGTTACGAGCCGGGCGACATCATCGAGATGACTCAGGCGAAGGCCCAATGGCTGATCGACAAGGGACTCCTCGAAGCAGACGGTGGCAAGAGCGCCAAGTCCGCCCCGGCACCCGAGCCGGAACCCGCACCCGAGCCCGACGTCGACGACGACATCCTCGATGATCTCGACGACGACGACCTCGACGACTTCGATGAGGAGATCGACT